GTTCCATCGGCAGCGCATCGCCGCGCAGCAGGACCTCCGGGTCCGGCACCTTGACCTTGACCCACGTGCCGGATGGCAGCAGCGTCTCGTGGATGCTGCGTGCGGCCCACGCCTCGAGCGCGGGGTTCGAAGTGACTCCCCTAGCCAACCCTCGGCTGTCGGTTCTTTCTCACGGTCGGCCTCTCTTCTTTGTGGTGTGGCTCAATACGCGAGCGTTTGACCGTTGAGCACGACCGCCGAGATCGGCGACGTGCCGGACCCGGCAGCCACGCCGTAACTGTTGACGTTGACCGTGCGCATGAGCGCCTGCGCTGTGGTGTCCGGCTGGTCCGCGAACGGGTCCACCTGGACGCGGGGCATCAGGAGTTGGAGCGAGCGCGTCGCCGCGACCGGCGTGAACTTGAAGTCGATGCCGCTACCGGGCTCGTACGGTGTCGTCGTGACCGCCGCCGCGTCGCTCGGCGAGCTTCCGCCGTAGACGGTGTTGAGGAAGATGTCGTGCGAACTCGGCGTGTAGACGAAGTTCATGCTCGCGCCCATCACCCCGTAGATCGTGTCCGCGGGCGTGACCATGTCGCTGTCCGGGACGTAGAGCGCCCGGTCGATGTCGAACGTGAACGAACTCGGTAGCGGGATCGCCGAGCCGCCGAACTTCAGCGTCGCGGTGCCGTCCGCGAACCGCGTGCGGTTGGCCTTCTCGACCGATGCAGCCACGAGCGTGGTGCTGGTCTTGAACTGCGGCACGCCGCCGGCCCAAGTTGCCGTGGCGATCAGCATCTCGTGGCTCTTGCCCTCGATCTTGAGGTGGCTGAGGCGGCAGTCCACGTACATCTGGTACAGCGAGCCGAAGCTCGACACCAGGATGGTGTAGTACGGCTGAGCCACCGGGCCGGGGGCCGCGCCCCAGTCGATCGTGTGCGTCCAGGGGTCGCCCGCGCCCGTCTTCGTGTCGCGCCCGAGGATGGCGTTCAGGAGATAGCCGATCGAGATGGGCATGACGTAGTGCGCCGTGTCGCCCTTGCCCTCGATCGATGAGATGAACGCGTCCAGCGGGATCGGCGAGCCGTGCGTCTCGACGATGTCGTTCTTGACGATGTCCGGTGCGATGACCGAGTTGGCGGCGAGCCACAGCTGGACGTCGGGAGTCGTCTGCGGCGTGCCCTTCGCCGACTGCTTGCCGATCCCGATGATGGTGTCGTTCTGGCGATACGTGGGCACGGCTCAGTCCTCCTTCGCCGGGGCAGCCGGCTTGTCGCGGAACACAGGAAGGTCGGCCGTCTGCGCGGCCTCCTCTTCGTCACCGACCGTCACCCGGCCCTTGGAGTCGGCCACCAGGCGGCGCGAGTTCCCTGATGAGTCGGTCCAGCTGATCTCGGTACCCGGTTCGGCCTGGCGGGTGAGGTGCTCCACGGTCGATCTCCTTGCTCAGTCGTTGAGGATGCGATAGCCCGCGACGTCGACGTAGGCGCCCCGGACGTCGTGCGCCTGGACGGCGTCGTATTCGATATGACCGGGGTGCACCCAGTCCCAGGACGCGGACGTGCGGTTCGTGACGAAGGCGTGAACGATCGCATCGACCCCGGCGTCGATAAGGGTCGAGATGGCCCCCTGGCGTTGGCGTCGCGCCGCCTCGCCCTGGTTCAGGCGGCAGAAGGCGAAGCGGATGATGAAGTCGGCCCGGTTCCCGCCGCCCGTGTCGATACCGATCAGGTCCTGGGTGAGCGGCCAGCCGTAGAGCATGTCGACCGCCTGCCAGACGATCGGCTGCACGCCCAAGTTGGGATCGAGTGCGACCCCCGAAGGTAGGACGATGAGCGCTGCGCCCGCGCTCACGACCGGCTGCAGCGTGTAGCTGCTCATACCGGCAGGAACGCCAGGTCGTCAAGGCCCGAGAAGATGTCGGCTCGAGCAGTGCCGCCCGCGTACGCCAGGCTCCACTGTGTACCCGACTCGGCGGACAGGTTCTGGCTGTTCGACAGCCCGTACATCGCCAGCTGGATGGCGATCTCCTGGACCTTCGGCGGTACGACGGCGGGACCGAAGTCACCCGTCGCCTGCACGGTGTTGAACCCTTTCGTGAAGACGTAGGGCGCCACCAGGACGATGCTGTTGGCCTGGACGTCATCGGTCGCTCTGGGGCGTACCAGTGCGCTCGCCAGGGGCACCGTGGTATAGACCCCGCCGCTCTCGGGTTGGCCCACGACAGCCGTGCCGAGAGCGGACAGGGTACGCAGGTTGAGCGCCCGGTTGGCGAGTCGCATGCGGAGCAGGCACCCCGTCTGTTCGACGTCGAAGAGGAGGGTCAGCGCAGGTCGAGGCGCGAGCCACGCACCGCAGTAGTCCTCGATCTCGTCGCTAATGGCGGTGACTAGGGCGGTCAGCGCCGGGTCGCTAATCGAGACGGCCGCTCGGGCCTTCACGTCGGCGATCGAACAGAGCAGGGGTTGGGTCATCTCAGAAGTAATCCGAGGTGAGGGTCACGTTCGTGTTGGCGGCCATGTTGAGCTTGTAGAACTGCTCGGACCGCCCCGGCTGGAGCCGGTAGTACACGGTGGTGGCCGTCGTGATCGTGATGTCCGCCGTGGTGTAGACGGTCGGCGTACCCGACAGCGCATAGGGCACCTTTGTGAAGGTGGTCCCGTCGACGCTCCCCAGGATCTGGACGGTGACGGTCGGGGTCGCACCGATCGTCGACACGATCCGGATGGTCGCCGGTCGCCCCGTGTCGACGAAGCTGGCTTTCGTGTCCTGGATCGTGTTCGTGCTGTCGGCGTTGCCGGTCTGTGCGGCCTGGAGGCTACCTGGCGCGGCGATCGTTGCCATCTCGGTTCCCTTTCATCGTGGGCGGGGAGGTGGGGGTTCCTCCCCGCCCACTGGACCGCTGTTACGCGGCTGTGACCGAGAGCCCGCCGAGGCGGGTACCGACGACTAGGTACGCCCACAGGCCGATGCGCACGGCCTGCGGCCCGACCACCTGGTCATACGAGAACGTCGCAATCGACGACTCGTAGATCACGTAGTCGGTCGGCACCGCGAAGACGCACACATTGGCGGTGGAGGCGTACGAGAGCCGGGTGGCTGCCCCGAGGACGTCGGCCTGGATCGCGCCCGGCTGGACCGAGCCGTCCGAGTTCATCGAGCCGGTCATGGGCAGGAACGGTCGGCCCGTCGAGTCGCCCTGCGCCAGGAGGACCGCATACAGGGCCGACGGAATGAACGCGCCCTGTGCCGGCTTGAACCGGGTGGCGTAGTACTTGACCACGTTGCCGAGGACGCCCGCGTACGGGGTCGCCGCTGTGATCGCCGTGCCCGAGGCCGACGCGCCAGCCTCGACGGCGGTCTTGATGACCGTCTCGGATGCCTGCGCGTACGCCTCCTGGAGGTCCTGCATGACCATCCCCTCGGCACCGGGGTCGGCCGAGTCGATGACCTGGCGGGACACGTCGATGTACGTGCCGTACATGAGCGGCGTCGCCGTGACGGCGGTGGTCGCGATGTCCGTCGCCGTCAGCGCGGCGCCTTCTGCCGACTGCACCGCGACCGAGCTCGAGGTCGTCACCTTGGCGAAGATGCGCGGCCGGGAATCGGCGATCGGGATGCGGGCGAAGAAGCTGCCCATCGGGCGGCCCTTCAGGATGCGCGGAGTGAGCAGCCCCGGCAGGTAGTCGTTGGGCAGCGCGCCCGGGATCTCCGACTGGAGCAGGTCGCCGGCGCGCTCGATGTTGACGGCGATATCGGTGAGGTGCGCCTGGTGGCGCGCCTGGCGGTCCATCGCCGCGCTGTTGCCTTGGCGAGCCGCCTGGAGGTCTCGCAGGAAGCTGTTCCCCGAGTCCCGGCTGTAGGTGGAGGGCTGGGCGGTGATCCGGATGGGGGCGTGGCCCTGCATCTGGAGCAGCACCCCGAGCCGCTCGGCCGCATCGCGGATGGACGGATCGGTCGAATCCCGGGCCTGGACCAGCATGTCCCGCTGGGCAGGGGTGGCGGGCACGGGGGCCGGTGCCGGCGGCGCGGTCGTCGCGCCGGGAGGAATGACGATCGCGCCAGGGACCGGCGGGGTCACCTCTGGCGTGGGCTCCGGCTCGGGCTCGGGGGTCGCGGTCGGCTTCAGTGTCTCGGACACGATGGGATCTCCTTCGGGTTCGGTGGGGGCCGCCTCGATCGGCGGTGCGTCGGTTTCCATGTCGCGGAGCGCGACACGAGCGCCATCGAAGGCCGGGATGTCCGAGCCGGCGATGGCATGCAACTTGATGTCCCGGTGCACAACGGTTCCGTCGCGCATCCGGCTCGAACGGACCGAACCCGGTCCAAACTCGACCGACACGCCGTTGATCCCATCGGCAACGTCGGCGAGGTAAGCGTCCCCCTCCGGGGTGGCGCGGATACGTGCCCGGAAGGCCACGCCATCCGGCGTGTCCTCGAGCAGCTGGACAGTGCCGACAGGCCGCTCACCATGGCGCGGTCGGAAGGGCATCTTTGCCCCGTCCTGGCGCCCCATCCAGTACGCGACCGACGAGCGGGCGGCGTGCGGGTAATGGACCTCCTGGCCGATGTCGCCGCGGCCGTCAAGATCGACCTGGCCTGATAGCACGCCGTACGGAAGCGCGATGCCTTCGATGATCCGGGGGTCGTCCACCGACTGGCGGACACTGGTCATCGCCTCGGTGTGCCGGAAGCGACGGAAGTCGACATCACGCGCTGCCGGCATGTTCGCGTCGACCGGATGGTTTGCGCACGTGCAGTCCGCGCAGTCGCAACCGGATGAGTGATTGCAGAGCAGGCACATCGCGTCGGGGGTGGCCATCAGGGTCGCTCCTTGGCGAGTTCAGTCGTTCGCGCCGGGCCGGTCGTCACCGACCTGATCGCACCGGACGGCTTCGGCTCGGCCTCTTCCTTCGGCACGCCGTTGTCATCGCCGAGGCCGGGCAGCTCCTCGGCATTGGCGCGGTCGACGGCCGCGATGACGTGCGCCTGTCGCTCGAGCTCGGCCTTCTGGTCGGCCTTGGTGGTGTCGCTGGTCATCGCTTCCTCCGTGGTGTCGGGGTGGCTATGGGCTGAGTCGGGACGGTGATCTGCACGACAAGGCCGTTGGCTATCCATGAATCGGCGAGGGCCTTCGGGATCCGTGTGCCGCTGCGTGGGACGTCGGGCAGGATCAGACCCGGGTACGGCTTCACGAATACGGCGTCGGTCATGGCAGGGCTCCCAGCTGCGGCGGCTCCGTGCCGACCGGGCCGGTCGGCGGCGGCTCGTTCAGTCGCTCGGTGACCTTCACGGGCGGTTCGAGGTCGGTGATGTCCTCGAGCGGCGCCAGGCCGATGTCGTCGCGGACCTCTTCAGGCTTCATCCACGCCCGGCCTGCCGTGGCCAGCTGGTATGCCTGCGCCTGTTCGAACTGCGTTCCGGCGGTCAGCTTCCGCACGTCCATCTCCATGCGCCGACCGCCCGGCAGCTGGTCGGTGATGGCGTCCTCGAGCGCACCGATGTAGTTCTGCAGCGTGTAACGGACCAGGTCACCGTTGGCCGCCGGCGTCGAGCTGTAGGTCTCGCTGTCGCCCGTGGGCGCGTTGAGGATGCGAGTGGGGATGCCGAAATAGCGGCCGATGTCGGCGACGAGCTCGCGGCGTGCCTCCACCGCCGACTCCGAGGTCGGGTCGGCACCGAACGATCGAGCCTTGAGGCCGCCCGAGAGGACCGGCGCGTAGTCCGGCCCTCGCGCGCGCTTCTCGGCCCAGCGCTCGGACGTGTCGTCGATCTGCGGTTGCGTCAGGCGCTGGTCCGTCTCGAGGACCGTCGTGGGTGAACCGCCCGACTGCCAGTACCTGGACGCGTACCGCTCCGACGCCAGGGCGGCTGCGAACGTGGTGCGGGCCAGGTGGATGATGCCCCCGAGTGCGTCGGACACGGTCGGCTGCGGCGAGCGGTGGAGGATCACCAGCTGGTCGCGGTGCACCTTGGCGCCGGCGACGAAGAACCACTCCGGCGGCAGGAGGAACGCCAGGGTGAACAGATCCTGCGTCATGGGCTGGACGATGGTCGGGTCGAGGTACCAGAGACCGAGCGGCACGCCTTCGCTGTCGGTGCCACCGGTCTTGAGCAGGTAGCAGACATCGAACAGGGCAAGCGTCGAGACGACCAGGCTGACCCATTCCCGGCGCGTTCGTTGCGCCTGTGGCCGGACCACCAGGCGCGACAGCGGCAGGTCCAGGGTTCCGCGGCGCTCACGCCAGTCGAGCTGGCTGACGCCGTTCGAGAGGATGTCCACGCAGCGCCAGACCGACGACAGCGAGAGCACCGTGCCGGCGGTTACGCCGCCCGAGATGAGCCCGCCGTCCGTTGGGAACCCGACCATGTTCACGGGTGTCGTGAGCGTGTCGCGCTGACTGACGGCTGAAACCCCGAAGAAGCTGCGGAGGTTCATCCGACCAGCGGCCCAGTGCCGAACTCGCTGATCGAGTGAGCAGCGAGCGTCATCGCCATCACGGCGTCAATCGGGCCGGTACTTGCCTGGCGTGAAAAGCGGAATGCGCCGTCCTGGCCGACGGGGCGCTTCGCGATGAGCGCGATCTGCGCATCGAGCAAGGGGTCGTTGACGGCCAGGGTGCCGGCAAGGATCTGCTCGGTGACGTCCATGCAGGCGGCCACCATCTCGGCCGGCTTCAGCCCGTCCCAGGGCAAGCCCGTCTCTTCGTGGTGACGCAGGAATGCAGGTGCAGCACCCGAAACCTGATCGAAGGCGATTGCGAGCACCTGATCGATCTCGGGAAAGCCGACGCAATCGGCGATGATGCGGGCTGCCGTTACCGGCTCGCCCCCTGTCCTGCGCAGATCACGATACACCTCCACGCCAACCCGGTTGTCGGCTCGGATCCCGGCGACGCAGATCGTTGCCCGCTCCCAGCCCGGTTGGACGTCCACGCCGAGTGCATACGGACCGGTCAGCCCGTCGAGCGGACCGGCGCTGACGCGGTTGCCAGCCCACGCACCCGGTGGCAGCGCGCTGTCGGCGACGACGTCGACGAAGTGATTGAGCCGTTCGCGCTGCCACCCCTCACGGGGCCACTTCCGATGCTCCTTCATGATGGCCGCCCGGACCAGGTGGCCATCGCCGAGACCGGGGTTGGCCCGCCCGATCTGCGCCCAGTCGGAGGCGTTCAGCGCTCGCCGCTCGCCGCTCGCCGTGTACCCGACGTCGAGGATGTCGCTCTCCCACCAGACGCCATAGAAGGTCGGGTCGGGCTTCTCGTCACCGGTGGCCTGACGCCGGAGCCGGTCGTAGTAGCCGCGGAGTACGACGCTGTCGGCGTGCCCGGCCGTGGACGTGAGGAGCAGGAGTGCGTTCCGCTGCGCGGACTGCGTCGGCTCGACGGCTTCCATCATGTCGTTGTCGCGCTGGGTCAGCACCTCGTCGAAGGCAAGCGCCCCGATGGAATGGCCTCGAGCACTGCCCGGCTCACTGGTGAGGGTGTCGAGCGAGAGGCTGTCCGACTCGATGCCGAGATAGCGCGATAAACGCACCGGTGGGCGCACCAGCTTCTCGCCGTGCGCGCGCTCAGGGCCCTTGGTGAGACGCGGGATGCCCCGGAGATCGTTGTAAACGGCCTTGTAGATGATGCGGGCCTGGATGCCGTCGTGGGCTGCCGATCGGATCTCGCTCCACTCACGGAATGGCCCGATCGTCCGCCCGATATCGAGGAGCCAGCCGAAGAAGGAGCGGACGATGACGCTCTTGCCGTTCTGGCGGCCGGTGCTGAACAGCGCATCCCGGTGGAGCAGGTCCCCCGCTTTGTCGTAGCGCAGCATCTTGTGGATGACGTACGCCTGCCAGGGACCGAACGTCAGACCGAGCTCCCGCCGCGCCCACTCGATCACCTGCGGCCCATAACTGCCCTGGATGCCGGCCGGATCGGGCGTCTCCCAGGCTGGTCGGAGCTTCTGGGGGAGTCTCGGTGCGCGATAGACCGCGCGCGCTTTGTTCAAAGTTCGAG